AACCAAGAGGTTACTGTTGGAGAAAACTATCATGGCACTACTACTCGCTGGTCAGATATTATTGAAAACCCAACACAAGTTCAATACGCTATTGTAAAGCACGATAACTACTCTAGCGATATGGAAGAAGTAGAAGTATTACCTGAGAGCTGGTGTCCACCTATACCATTAATAGAAGATTAAAAATGGCAAATATTACGGAAGAGTCTCTAGGCTTAGAGGCGTTGATGCGAGCCGCTGCGGAACAAGATAAGACAAAGGTTGTAAAACCTCAAGTATGTGATATAGATGACGCTGAATGTTTGTCATGCGGTAGTTAAGATGGGGATGAACAACTACAGGAGTAAATATGAACAGCGGTTTGCAAAGCAATGTAAAAAGAGATTCGAGTATGAGTCTGTTAAACTAAATTGGCAACCGCCTGTAAAAAAATATTTACCTGATTTTGTTTTTCAAAAGAAAGATGGAGGGACAATGTTTGTAGAACTAAAGGGAGTACTCACTGTATCTGATCGAACTAAGTTAAAGTCCATATTAAAACAACACGAAGGAATAGATTTAAGAATCATATTTCAAAGGGCAGCAAACAAGATTGGGAAAGGTTCTAAGACTACCTATGGAGATTGGGCTGATAGTGTTGGTATGAAGTGGTCAGAAGGAGAGTTAATGCCTGTAGGATGGATTAAAGAGATTATATAACTATGGCTAAAGGTAAGAAGAAAGTTAGTTCATCTGTTAAGCGGGGTATGACCTGCAACAAACCAACTAAATCTTCACGACCAAACAAAAAGATGATGGTTAAAGCGTGTCAGGGGGGTAAAGAAAAACTAATCCACTTTGGTGCTAAAGGCTATGGACATAATTATAGTGATGCCGCTAGGAAAAGTTTCAAGGCAAGACATAAATGCGGCACAGCAAACGATAAACTCACAGCACGGTATTGGGCGTGCAAGAAACTTTGGGCTGGTAAGGGGGGATCAACTAAATCATCCCCTAAAAACAGACAAGGTAAATACTAAAAAGAGGTAAGCATGAAGGGAGTACCACACTATACAAAGGGGGGCAAACTATACAAGGGTAAAACGCACAAACACCCAAGCATAGGACTTATGTCTGGAGATAAGCATACAGCCTCCAGTGTAAAACTATACCACAAAGATGAGATATCTAAATTAAAAAATATGCCAAAGAAAGTAAGTGAAAAGCTAAAGAAAGCCTGTTGGAAAAATTACGAACCTGTCGGCACGAAAATTAAAGGAGGCAAGCGTGTACCAAATTGCGTACCTAAAGTAAAGAAAAAGAAGTAATGCCTCAAGACAGACTACCATATAATAAACTAAGTAAGACAGGTAAGCACTACAGAGATAACCCCACCTCATGCAAGAAGCAAAGGGCTAAGGATTCGAGTCGTAGTAAATCTGAAGAAGGTCTTAAGTACAGAGCCACTCACAAGAGGATGCGTAGAGTCGCAGAAAAAATATATGGGAAGTTAGGCATAAAAGGAAAGGACATTGAGAAGTCTACGGGTAAACCTGTAAGTATAAAAGTAAACAGGGGAAGGGCTGAGAAGTCAAGACTAAAGGGAAGTAAACGTAAATAAAGAAAAGGACATAGTGAACATAGAAATAGTAAGAGATAGCTACACCGACACTACCACACTAGGTAAGATGTACATTAATGGAGAATACTTCTGTGAAACATTAGAAGATATAGTACGCCCACACGGTATAAAAGTAAATGGCTCAACAGCCATACCTGAGAACATTAAATTTAAGGTGTCTGTAACGATGTCTAATCGCTTTAAACGTCTTATGACTATACTGTACACCGAAGATGATTTACAGACTATTAAAGGTAACGGTAAGAAGTTTGTAGGGGTAAGGTGTCATGGAGGAAACACCCACAAAAATACTGAGGGGTGTCCCCTTGTTGCTAAAAATAGACTTAACTCAAATACTATACAAGGAACAATGGAGAAAGAGTTAACAGCTAAGGTACAACAAGCAATACAAAACTATGAAGATGTAACCCTTATTTGCATTAACTCTCCCCAAGAAGGTTAATCTCCTTTAACTTGTTCTAGTACACCTGAGAAGGTTTCGTTAAACACTTCTACCATTGCATCGTATGAGGGGTGATTGGTAAGACCACTGCGCTCAAAAGCCCTTTCAATCCTTCTAAGGTTATCACACGCCATATTAACGCTATGCTTCTCATCTTTTGTTAACCTATCCTTAAAGGTAGTAACTGTTTCAAGTATGCTACTAACACTTGCTAGAAATACATACACTTCTTGTTCTGCTGTCTTGTTATTCATCTCTTTTTCTTTTATAGGACTACAAAAAATATAAAGTCTATCATAATTCAAATTCTTTAGATTCATTAAACTCACTTGACCCACTTTCTTCACACCCCCTGCAAAGAGCCTCACAAAAGAACTTATCGTCAGGCTTCTTCTCATTAATAGGAGGAGTCTTAGGGAAGCTGTCATCTACTAACGCTTGTCGTATATCTTTTATCCCCTGTACAGCCCACTCAAGGGAGTCATATACACTGTCTCTATCCCAAGGGGTAAACACATTCTCCATTCCTTCCTTGTAAGCTACTATCTCATATCCTGTGGGGGCTACACCATCTGCTTCTTTCTTAGCGTACATATATAGATTCTGTTGGGTGGAGTAATCTCTGTCATGCTTACTCTTATAATCCCCTACCCTTAGTCTCTTTTCGTAATCCAAATAGGCTTGGAAACTGTAGCCTTCTATCTTGTACTCTATCTTACGCTCCACATGAATGATGTCATACTGGGGTACAAAGAGGTTTAATCCCCTCTTTACATTTCTGTACACTCCCTCTCTTACCTTTGGGTACACCTCATTGTGGTGGGGGTTAGACTTCATGGCTATGTCAAACTTAGTTGTGAGGGTCTTTCGTATATCTGAATTGTAAAGGCTGTGACCCCCCGCCAAATGATACCTGTAGAAGTCCTCTAAGACAGAGTGAACAGCACTTCCCACATAAGCATGAAAGTTACTTCTTCTGTTACCTAGAATATAAGTATCATAGAAACTGTAGGGACAAGAGTAAAAAGAAGCTATACGAGAATACGACCAAACTGTAGAGTCAAACTTTTCCTTTAGGTATTGTTCTGATTTATTCATTAAATTATTATACTTTTCTTGGATTCAAATCCAAAATTATTATTTCTTTTTTACTTGACTGTACGCTTCATCACGTTGTGCTTGTACTTGTGTTAAAAAATCTATGATTGCCCTTAGTTTATCTCCAAACTCTTTATTGTTTGTGGGGTCTCCATTTGTGATAAAGGCTTTAGCCTCATTCCATATTGCTGATTGTAGGTGTGTCATCTTTTAAATATATAAAGGTATATATAAAGGGGAGCAAACACCCCCGCAAAAATAGTAAGACCACTGTCATTAGTATGATAGTAACAGTGTAACATAGCACACATCATAGTGCCTATGTAGAACAGTAATAAAAATTCTTCTATAGTCATAACTTTTAATTATAAAGCAATAGTACTAAAAAAGGGGATACCAAACAAGCATCCCCTTTAAATTTAACGTTAAGGTAATATTAGAGTATAATAGGTAATAGTTTAATGTTCTTATCTTGGGGGTCTATCTGTTGAATTGTGAACCCCCTTTCTCCTTTTTTATAATTTGTCATTACCCATTCTGATGCAGGAGATAGTGCAATATGATTCATGTACATAAAATCTTGGGCTGTGGAGTAATCAAATAAAAGCTGGTGGCTGTCGCCTTTGTCTACCCATATAAAGTCAGCAGTCTTGTACACACTGCCTTGTTGATTGTGCTTAAGGTAATGCTCTATCTTCTCAATCTGAACAGAGTCTAACTTAGGCTTGAACCCAAACTTTAAACTCTTGTGATCTTTACCGTGAGTCAACACAAAAGCATGACGACCTACAAAGTAATGCTCAATAAACTTCTCATAGTTTATAACCTCAACATTGTCGTACTTCTCAACAGCTACACGCATGAAAGCGTGATTAAGTATCATAGCGAACGAACCAGAATGATTATCTGCTGATACATTGTGACAGATGATAGTATCAAAGTATGGATTAAGTATGTCAAGCATAGCCATCTTAAAATGTAAGGCTACCTTAAATGCTTTTTGGTTTGACATATTCTGTGGGAGCTTATGCCCCCCGCGAGTGGTGTAACCATCCCAACCATCGAGTACATCTCCAAGGTCATCAATGATTAATGTAGAGCCTACTCTATTCTCCTTGACATACTCACACATTATCTCAAGGGTTTCCATAAGAGATTTCTCATCCCAAGGGGTAGCGTACATAGAAGTCTCCTCAATGTCTGTACACATAGCAATGTGAGTGTCTGTGTAAACTAATCTAGTTACCAACTCCCCACACCCAAAGTGATAACTGCCTTTAGGTGTGTAAGTACTACCTACAATATCATCAATGACAGATTTAAAGTCAATAGAGTCCACACTCTCCTCTTCTTTGTAGTCAAGGACGATATTAAACTTCTGCTGCCCCGCATGATTCACATATTTAGCACTCCTTACCTTAGTAACGTCTATCCCCTCTCGCGCACAGTAATCCTTAAAGGCATCTGTACCTATGAGGTTATCGCTGTAGTTCTCTTCGTTCTGTTCAGTGCTACTTTCATTATCTAACCAATCCTTCAAAGCGTAGTTAACCGTACTCTTACTAAACTTCTCCCCTATCTCTTGTAGTAGGGTTGCTACTATCTTTCGAGAACTCAATCCTTCGTTGTGAAGTTTAAGAACCTTGTCTTTATGATCTTCTAATTTACTCATATATTACTGTTGTTAAATTTTAATCTTTTTTGTTATTGCGGGGCTACCTAATACGACTAGGGAACTTTTCATCGTATGACTTATAAAATGATGAGGTTGACTCAGGGTGGTGTTCGCGCATCCATATAGTCATCTCCTTAGCTTGTCTATCTCTATCAAGTTCGGCATACAATTTATTCTCTGCTTTCAATTTAACTCTCAATTCCCCCAACCTTTTCATCTTTTGAGCTTTCTCATATCCCTTATAGGTGTTCATTGCGTACCTAATCTCATCAAATTCAATTTGTGTCTGTGAGATTTGCATATTCAAGCTGTCTACCATAGCCATTTTAAAATGTGTCTTGAGAGCAGCCCTCATCTCTGCTACATCAAAGAACCTAATTTCAACTAATCGCTCAGTTAGGGATTCAGTCCAAGCGTCAATTTTATCGTTCAATACTCTATTTGTTTCAGTTTTCATATACCCTTTATTTATTAATATTCATCAAAAGCTCCCCCACAATAAACCCAAGAGTCAGGGAAGATAACAGTACCTTCTCTATTTATCCAACTCTTACCATTATAGGTAGCTATATTATACTCATAAGTATCTTCATCTACTTGTGTTTCTGTAAAT